CCGGCGGCCATTTCATCCTTGAAGTAGAAGCCGCCGACGTTATCGCGCGCCACCGAGATGAAGCGGGCGACGGTCGGCGCCATGAACCATGTCGGGCGGATCATCCGCGACATGCCGTTCTGCAGCGCCAGGATCGCCGCCGACGCGCCCGCCAGGATCGCCGTGACCTGATCGCCCGGCGCCGGTACCGCTGGCATCGCCGTGACGGTGATCCGGTTCGCCGCGAGGCAGAGCGACTTCATGCCGACCGGCCCCTTGTCGGTGCCGTCGCCGCGCAGGAACGCGAGGTCCTCGCGCCGCGCGATCGTCTGCGCGAGATCGTCACGCACGATTTCCTCGACGCCGATCGGCGCGCGCCGGATCAGGTCATTACTGATTGGCACCATCGCGGTCAGCTTCTTGGCGACCATGTTCACGTCGTCGAAGCGTTCCTGCGACACGGCGATGTCGTCGAGTTCGTTCTGATAGGCCGCCGTCGCGCCTCCGGCGAGGCGCGGGATGGTGATGTTGCCCATCGGCATTCCCACTTCCATCGGCCCGGCGCCCCGCACGACCGTATTCGCGCGCAGCAGTTCGATCAGGTCGGCGAGGAAGTCCTGCGGGATCAGCGCGCCGCCTTCGCCGGTCACGGTGCCATTCAACGCCTTGACGAAGCGCGTCACATCGTCGTCGCCGAAACGGTTATCGACGAACTCGGCCGCCTTGTCCCAGCTCTGGTGATTGAGGCGCGACCAGACGACGCCGATCGCGAAGCGCGCCGCCTGGATGCCGCGCGTGTCCTTCAGGCCTTTGTTCGGATCGCGCTTCGGGCGCGCCGCCGCGCGCGGCAGGGTGTGGAATTGCCGACGCATGTTGACGTTCATTCGCTTTTCCTCGTCGTCGTCGTCGTCATTGGCCTTGCCTTCGCCATCGGCTTCGCCGGGCTCTTCGGTGGCGATCGCGGCCTCGGCGGCCATCGCGCTTTCGATCTGGGTAATCCGCGCGTCGAGCGTGGCGAGCATCGTTTGCAGCGCATCGAACTGCGAACCGCCGCCTTCGTCGCCGCCTTCCTCGCCGTCCTGCTTCGCCAGCAGTTCGCGCATCTGTTCGACGATCTGGCCCTTCTTGTGCACGGCCTCGCGGTGCATCTCACTCAGGCTTTTGGGCATCGTGGTATTCCTTGCATGGGGTGCCGTTAACGCGCGCCCGGCGCATATCGGTGCATTTGCAACGATGCCTGGGCCAGTTGGAGCACCCGCGTTCGCCGTGCTCGTGTTCTTGCTTGTTCTTGATTGAAACTGGTGACTTCCTCGCCGGTCGCGGGCGGGGTGTCGGACGCGATCTCGGCGGGCGCGGCCGGTGCCGGCAGCGGCTGGTCGAGCAGCGCCTCGGGGTTCGCCGGAACCGTCACGATCGACAGTTCGAGCAGTTCCTGCTCCTGAAAGTCGATGCCGGGAAACCAGTCGTCGGCGCCGCGCGCCTTGTCCTCGGTGTAGGCCCATTTGAGTGGGCGGAAGCCGACCGAGGTCGCGCGGATCACACCCTGGTGCGCGAGCCGATAGACCGCCTCGGCGAACTGGCCGCGCTCGGGCATGTCGGCGGCGATGAATTCGACCGTCGCCTTCAGCGCGCCGCCCTCGATCCCGACATCGAGCGCGCGGCCGATCGGCAGCGCGGCGGCGTCGTGGCCCCAGAGCACGACCGGGTTGCGGAGGTACTGCCGCACGTCCCAGCCGCTGAGCGCGATCGTGTCCTGCTCGCGGTCAACGCTGGCGGTGCTGATGGTGAAGCGCAGGCGCCGGTCGTCGGCGCGCTCGATCTCGCCGACCATCTGCTTGCGCAGGCCGACCGTGCTGCCGGTGCGGACGCCGCTACAGCTACGGTTTAGCTGCTTGAACTGCGTCGGGGTCACTATTCGCATTCACGCCTCCGGGCGCGGCGCCGCCAGCGGCGCCCGCCACCGGCTGAGCCGGATCAACGGTGTTCAGCGGCACGCGGTATTCGTCGCCGGTCGGATCGTCGATCGGATCGAGGTTTTCTTTCGCGCGGACCTCATTGCGCGAAAGCCATCCGTTCAGCGTGCCGATCTGATAGCCCTGGTATCGCGTCAGCGTGTCGCCGCGCGTCATGTCGGTGAAGTCCATCCGGCATTCGAGTTGCGAGCGTTCGTCCTCGAACAGCAGATGCGCGTCGAACAACTGGCAGATGCTTTCCGCGAGCGGCGCCAGCGCGGCGTCGATGTATTGCTGATTTTGCTGCTCGATGTTGTTCAGCGTCGCCTTGTCGAGTTCGCCCAGCTTGTGCGGCGGCACGCCGTACAGGCGGCAGATGTCGATGACCTGGAAGCGGCGCGTTTCGAGGAACTGCGCGTCCTCATTGGTCATGCTGATTTTCTCGTACTGCATGCCCTCTTCGAGCACCGCCGTCTTGTGCGCGCTCTGCACGCCGGCGTGCGTCGTCGTCCACGAAGCGGCGATGCGGTCGGAGGCCTCTTTCGACAGCTTGCCGGGGTGTTGGAGCACGCCGCCGATCTGGCCGCCCTGGCGGAACAGGATGCCGCCATGCTGCTGCGTCGCCAGCGCGAGGCCGATCACGTCCTGCGAGATCGCGATCGGCGAGACGCCGACATAACCATCCAGCGAAATGTTCTTCAGGTGCATCATGTCGTCCGGCGGGACCATGATGCCGAAGCCCAGGCGGTGCGAATTGACGCGGTACCACATCTCGCCTTCGGGGCTGAGCATCATCGTGACGCGATCCGGCGCGACCGGGACCAGCTCGACCGGATCGCCCCACCTGTCGCGCTCGACGACGACGAAGCCGTTGCCGCGCAGGCAGAGCGAGGCGACCCAATAGGAGAAGAACTCGAAACGGGTCTGCCAGCGGTTCGGCTTGCGGAACAGCTTCGCCAGCGCGTGATCCCGCTCGCGCCGGAAGCCGCCGCCGCGCAGTTCGCGGCGCACGAACGGGCGCAGCATGGCGATGTCCTGCGAGATGAAGCGGACGCAGGCATAGACGGCGGCGGATTGCAGCGCGGTGAACGGGGTAACGGGAACGCCCGTGTTGGAGGCGTAGCCGCCGAGCGCGGCATAGAGCATCGGCTGCGGCCAGCCCAGGCCGCCGAGCGTCGAGGTCACGCCGGAACCGTCCTTCGCCTCGAGCGTCGGCTCGACGCGCGCGGGCGGTCGCGGCGCGTCGCCGATCAGCCACTGGCCGACGCGCTGGCGCAGGCTCATCCGAGCACCACCAGTCCGCGCGTCTGATAGACCGAGGTCGTATCGACCGCGACCATGCACCGCGCGACGCCCATGATGAGCGCGATCGCGCCGTCGATCTTGTTTTCCGGCCGCGCCTTGCGCGGGTAGACGTTCCCGCGCGCATCGTAATGACCGACGACGTTGCCGACGCACCAGCCGAGCGGACCATTCATGTCATGGCGTAGCCGGCCGGCGCGGATCGCGGCTTCGAGTTCCTTGGTCGGCTCGCTGAAATTCTGGGTATTGCTGCGGAACTCGACGCACGGGACGCCCTGCGCGGAAAGCCGCTGCGCGAGTTGCGTGGATCCCCAGGGATCATAAGCGAGCGAGGCGACATTGAACCGCTTGCACCAGTCAACGGCGTCGTCCTCGATCATGCCGAAGTCGGTTTCGTTGCCGGGCGTGATCACGAGCTCGTCGTTCGCCGCCCAGCCGGGATAGGACGGGTTTCGCGCCTCCATCACCGCCGCTTCGTTGAGGTAGCAGCGCGCGAATACCGCATAACCGTCGCCATCGGGGAAAACCGCGACGAGCGCGGCGAGATCGGTCTTGCTCGCGAGATCGAGCGCGAGATGGCACTTGCGGCCCTCGAAGTCCTCGATCCGGAGGTCGCGGTCGCCGCAGGCGTTCCAGGCGCGGGTGCTGAACAGCGCCTCGTCGGCGCCGATCCAGATGTTCAGGTGCCTGGTGCGCGCGGCGGCTTCCATCGCGGGGTTGTTACGCGCCTGCCGCATGATGGCGCGGATCGCGTCCGGCTGAACCGAGCGGCCCCAGCCGGGGTTCGCCTTGATCCATGTCGCTTCGTCCCACGGGTCGTCGGCGTCGTCGACCGAATAGATCACGCCGAACAGCCGATCGTCGTCCTGCCCGCCGGTGAGAACGCGCATCACGTAATCCCAGACTTGCCGGCCGATGCCGGAATTGTTCGCGGTCGCGGTCGAGATCGACAGGATGAAGGGCTGCCGGCGCTTGCCCATCGCCGTGATCAGCGCGTCATAGACCTCGCTAGTACGGTGCGAGGCGATTTCGTCGAGGACGGCGACGGCGACATTGAGCCCGTCGAGCGCTTTCGCGTCCGACGAGATCGGAATGAAGCGGCTCGCGGAGTGCTCCTGATAAATCGCGTTGACGCGAACGTTGACGCCCCACTCGCGCTGCATGTCCGGGCTTCTGCGGACCATGTTTTGCGCGGTGTCGAACAGGATCCGCGCCTGATCGCGGGTGACGGCCGCGGCATAGCCCTCGGCACCCCCCTCATCCTCTCCGAACGTCATATACATCGCCAAGGGGGCGGAAATCGTCGTCTTGCCGTTGCCCTTGGGCACGAACACGGCACCCTGGCGAAACCGCCGCGCGCCCGTTGCCCGCTCCTTGAAGCCGAAGACATTGGCATAAGCGAACTTCTGCCACGGCATCAAAACGATGTTCTGACCGGCCTCGGGTCCCTTGATGTTGGGCATCTGGGTCGCGAACAGCATCGCCCGGGTGGCCGCGTCGGTGTCGTACGACCAGCGGGTATCGCGCTTGCGGGCCTCGGCGTGGTCACGGATGAACCGCTCGCAGGCCAGCCGCGCGTGATGCGAGGCGGGCAGCGTCCCATCGGCGGTCGCCCGGGCGTAGTCGAGCGCATCGGCGACGAAGCGCGCAGGGTCGTCGCCGGAAGCCGGGAGCGGCCTACTGGCTCGCCTTGCCACCCTTGATGACCTTGAGCGCCTGCCAAGGGTCGGCGCGCCTGTCCGCTTCTCCAGCGGTCGCCGGCGAGGGGTCCGCCCGCAGGCGGGGACGCGCGGCCGGCGAGAAGCCGAGTTCACCAGCGAGCCGGATGATCGTCTTCGACGTCCGATCCATGATGCCGAGGTATGGCGACGCCTCGCCTTTGACGAGCAGCTTCGTCTTCCTGCGTTGATCCTGAACCGCCTGCATCAGCATCGCGGTCCGGTGCCGATCGACCGCCTCCACCCAGACCAGGAACACATCACGGTCGACTGACTTCAGAACGCCGGCGGGCATGTGCCGCACGGCGTGGGACCAGACGGCCTGTTGAGAGTCGGTCAGCTCCGGCGGCGGCTCACCCAGATCGGCGAGCGGCACGGGCTCCGCCGCGCGCTTCCTGATTCGCACCGGACGCGCGGTGCCGTGCAGTTTGTGCAGCACCGTCGGCTTCGGCGGCCGCCCGGTTCTCATTTCACCGACTTTTGGCGATGCGAAAAATCGAGGGGGACGCGATCTACAAAACCATCAACATCAAGTTTTCGACCCCCTACCCGGGTGCGAGAGCAGGCCTTCATCGGATCGCGACGGGCAGGGGTCATGCCGACTGTGTGACCGGCGGCGCGTCATTGCCCGACTGATACAGCTTCGCGCGCACCGCGCAGTCCTTCGCTTCCAGTAGCTTGCGCAGCGCGACCGTCCGTTCCGGGTTGCGCGGCAGATGCGCGACGATCCATTCAGCGAGCTCGCCGAAACCGCGCGAGACCTCTTGCAGTTCAGGTCGAAGGTGCTTCCAGCCAAAGAACTGCAACATTGGTTCATCCATGGCGTTCGCTCCTGACCGGATTGCCGAAGCCACCATCGCGCGCGGCTGTTTTGCGGTCGTGGCACGGCTTCGTCATCGCCTCGAGGTTGTCCCAGGCGTACATCAGCGCGGCGTCGCCGTCGTGCGGCCGCTTGTGATCGACCACCGTCGCTGGCCGCAGGCAGCCGCATGCGCAGAGCGGGTTCCGCGCCAGATAGGCGGCGCGCAGCTTCTGCCAGCGTCGGCCATAGACGCGCGACGGCGAGCCACGCGCGGCGACGTAAGCGGCCTTGCGGTCGGCCCAGGATTGAGCACCGATCGGCTGATGGACCGGACGGCTAGAGGGCAACGCGGCCGCCTTCGCTCAGGCTGGCATCGAGCGCGCGGCGCAACGTCTGGCCGATCCGCCTCGCCACCTCGATGTTGAGGACGCCGACCAGGCGCGCGTCGCCGGAGACCCGTTCAGGCTGCGAGGTCCGGACGACCATCCGGACACGCTTCGAAGCCGGACAGAACGGCGCGACCTCGGCTGGCGTGAGGACGACATGGGAGCGATGGAGCGGACCCGTCTGCGGGACGACCGGAAAGCCGACCCAGCCATCTTCTGTTCGTTGCCACAGCACGACGAAATGATCCTGAACGCGCAGCACGTCGCCGTTGCGGAGGACCGTTCGAAAGCCTGATTGCGTTCCGGTGGTGTTCCGGTCGCCGCCCTCGCCGGGCGCGACTCTCGCCATAATGGCGGAATCCCTACACCCTGCGCTCAGTCGATGCAACGACCCGCCGGGGCTGGGACCCCGGCTTCGTGGTAATCCGCACTCGTAGGAATCGGCTGCGGACCGTGATCGTGGCCCCCCGTACATAAAGTTCATGGACCGCGTCCGTCAATCGCTGCTAGAGAAATGGCTGTACGAGATCGTGCTGCGCCAGCGGTCCAACGCTGCGCCATGGTCTGGCCAGGGAAAGGGGCCTCGCCAGGCCCCTTTTCTTCGACTGGCCTGTCCTTGAGCATTCGTTCGACATATCCACTCGGATCATGGACCTGGTCTCGCAAGGCATTCACCTGGTTTCGCAGGTTCTCCACATCCAGCACCAGCGTGACGAGGTGGCGATGAGCCCATGCCACCAGCCAGAGGACGACCAACGTCAGGGCAACGAGCATCACCCACAACGCAATCCATTCGCTCACCGGCCGCAAACCGACAGCAGGACCAACCCTAAAATCCCACCCGCGAATATCCCCAGAACCAACGCCATGTCACCCCAGGCCGGCCAAGTGCCCCGGATCGGATCGACCTGTTTTTCCTTGGTCCGTCGATCCGGCATTCGAACGTCGATGATGTCGCGGTGTTCGGTCTCAGTCATCGCCCAGGTCCACAATGAAAGTGCCGCACGTCGGACAGCAGCGGCCATGCGTGGCGAAGTCGCGATATTTGGTGTGTTTGCAACGCTTTCGCGCGGATCGCAGCTTCCTCGCCAACGCCTTCAGGGCGCGCTGCCACTGCTCCTCGCACTCTTGGCGATCAACCGGCATCGGGAGGGCTCCTGCCTGTCACGCTCCATAGCCTCCTTGATTGTGCGATACAGAAAGTCACTCGCCTCTGCTGCCCGTAACAACGCGTGAGCCTCATCCAGCGTCAGCGCATCCACATAAACCCTCGCCCGAGATAATCGAAGAACCGCGGCGGCGGCGCGCTGCCCAACTTCGCGTAACGATATCTCCCGATAGTTCATGTCGTCGCTTTCCGTAATTCAGCGGCGCACGCGCACGGCCATTCCGGCGTCGTTTCGTCGATCGGCAGTCCGTCCCAATCATCGCACCAGTGGGCGAACCTGCCGGTCAGCACTTTACCGCGCCAATGCAGGCAGTCAGCGATCCATTCCTGTTCGGCATTTTTCTGCATCGTCATTCCGATTCGTTTGACTTTTGTTTAACACGACCAAACGCAAGTCCCCGACGGTTTCGTCCGTCCTGAGTCAAGTGGGACACTGGTTTCGTCATGCGCCCCGGACCGGATCGGCCACGCCCGGGGTCTCACGTGCTCGTAACACCAGGGCACGGGCCGGGTCGTGTTGCTCCCTGGTCCGCCGATCCGGTAACCGAATGTCGATGATGTCGCGATGCTCAGCCGTCACGACACAACCTTGGATTGTTCGCACCGTACAGTGCCAAACATCGGCCGCATAATCGCTTCCGTCTGGACGGCGAAGTCGAAATCCACCTCATGCGGACTGTGGACCGCGATCCACTGCTTCAGCGCGCAATAGGTTTGCGACGGATGCCGGTCGAGGCAGAAACCGCCACCTTCTCGCCGCGACGCCTCCGAGCAATCGATTTCCTCGTACGGCGGAAACGGCGATCTCTCCGCCCACGCCGACACGATGGTCAGCAGCACCAACGCCGCCGCAAACGCCAAAAGGCGCCCCCTCACCGTCGCGGCGCCCTGGAGGGGGGCAGGACGGCGCGGGCAGTTGCCCCGGTCCCCGAACCCGTCCCCGGCGCCGTCCCGCCGCGTCGCCACGCCCGCGCCAGCGCGATCAGAGCGTGGACCGTCCACGCCTGGGCGGTCACGTCGCGGACGCCGAGGCGCAGCCCGAGCGACCGCCAGGACAGGTCCTCGACGGCGCAGGCGCGGCAGAGCGTCGTGGCACGCGGCCCGATCGCGACCTCGGCGGCCCGAACGCACGCGGCCCGATCGAGCGCGCCGGCCCGGCCGGCGCCGGCGCCGTAGCCGTCCCGCAAGCTTGAGCCGCCGCCGGTCGAGGTCCGCTGCAGCGCATCCCAGGCGGCGCGATACTCGGCCGCGGCCTGCCAGACGCCGGGCGCGATCAGACCGGCGGCGAGCAGGCCATCGAGGCGGGTGACGACGCGCCAGCCCTGCCGGAAGGCCCGCGTATCGACGCGCGGCGCCTCGACATCGTGGTGCTGGCGATAGGCGAGCGAGGGCGCGGTCATGGTTCCACCTCAGCGAACAGCGGGCAGTCATCGACCACGCGGCGCCGCGCCATGGCGCCGTAGTCCTCGTTCAGGTCGATGCCGATGGCGTGGCGGCCGAGCCGATCGGCGACCAGCGAGGTGGTCCCGGCGCCGCTGAACGGATCGAGGATGGTGTCGCCCGGCCTGCTTCCCGCCTTGATGCACCGATCCGCGAGTTCGGGCGGGAACGTGGCGAAATGCGCCTCGGCGTAGGGCTGCGTGGCGATTGTCCAGACGTTCCGCACGTTACGACTGTTGCCTGTAGCGCCGCATTCCTCTGCCGCGTCCCAGCGGTCGTTAAATCCCGCATGTCTGCGCCCGTGGCCGCTTTGTTTGTCTGTCAGACCACCAACCGCCCGCATTGGACCATTGGTTTTGCGGCCGCCATTGGCACGATTACTGCCGCGCTGGTTTTCAACGTCCTGCGATAATCTGGCGATCGACGCTTCGGCTAACGGTTCGGCTACCGCCTCCGCGTCCCAGAAATACCGCGCCGACTTCGCCAACAGGAACACGTTCTCATAGGATGACGTTGGTCGATCTCGACACGATTCCGGCATCGGATTCGGCTTGGCCCATATGATCGAACTCCGCAGCCACCAGCCATCGACGCGCAGCGCGAAGGCGACCATCCACGGGATGCCGATCAGGTCTTTGGGTTTAATGCCAGGCATCGGTTGTTTCTTTGATCGGACGGCCCACGAAGGAACCTCGCCATCGTCAGCGACAACATGCTTGCCGTTATTGCCACCCACGCCGCCGCCCCACTTATCCGTCGAGCAGTAACTATCCCCCAGGTTCAGGAACAGCACGCCATCGTCACGCAGCACGCGGCGCACTTCGCGAAACACCACGACCAGTTCGGCCACATAGGCGTCGGGCGTTTTCTCCAAGCCGATCTGCCCGTCAACGCCGTAATCCCGCAATCCGAAATATGGCGGACTGGTCACGCAGCATTGCACGCTCGCGCTCGATAGCGTCGGCAGCATAACGCGGCAATCGCCATGCAGGAGGCGGATCTTCACGGCGCCGGTTCCAGATCGCTCGCCTTGTGCCACGACCGGAAGCGCGGCCATTCGACCTCGACGACGCCGCCCTGCTCGCCGTGCACGACGCCGATCGCGTCGCCGATTTCCGGCTGCGCCGCGCGCTGCTCTGGCGTCAGGCGGACGCGGGTGGTGATGGGATAGCCGGTCATGCCGTTTTCCGCCGTGCGATCGGCCAGCAGGCCGCGCACCAGAAACGATCCGCGGTGCCGCGTTCCAGCAGCTTGCCGCGCCGCGTGTGAATGCCCACCACCGCATCGGCGCGCATCGGCTCAGTGCCGACAAGGATCGCGATCACATCAACCGAGCCGCAGCCGCCGCAGCGCGTATCGGCCAGCGACGGCTGCGCGGCGACGGCGGTCACGGCCGCGATCTTCGCGACGCACGGAAACCCATCGGCACGCGATCAGCCACGCGGTAGAGCGGAACGCCATGCGCATCCAGTAGCCCGGTGCGTACTGGCGCGGCGTCCTCCTCATGGATGACCATGGTGCGATGCGGCTCGGCCCAGTCATCCGGATCACCCGTCGACGGTCTGGCGACAACGTCTTGTATCGCGACATAGCGGTCCATCGGCGCGGTCACGGCACCGGGCCCGGCGCGATACCTTCCACCATGACCGAGCCCTGCGGCGCTTCGATTCCCTTCACCGCCGGCCTTCCCTCACTCCCGACGGTGCCGTTCACCATGTCGTTGACGACCGCCTCCATGATATCCTCGACACGCTGCAGCTTGATGCCGAGCTGCAGCTTCCCGTCCTGGATCCGGTAGCGGAACCGCGCTTCGACCCGGAATGGCGGCAAACCGAACACCGGAGCGAGGCCCAGGGTAATCGTTTCCGGTATCGCGACCTGACCGGCGCCGACCTTTGCATCGATGCTTTCAAGGTTCTGGAACTGGATCTGTCCACTCGACAGCCGGATCGCGGATTTGAAATCGACCGATCGCGTGGCCGAGAGGTACTGCGCGATCTCGAGCATTTCGGCGCCGACCGGTGTCACGATGTCGCCCATGTTGGTCTCGACGAATTCGGCGAACGCGCCCTGATTGAGCATTCGTCCGTCAATTTCCGTCCATCGTTTCCATTGCGGCGTGAAGCGAAACACGAGCTCGGCACGAAAGTCGCCCCATCCCGGGCCGTTTGGTCCATTGCCATTCAGCACCGCGACGATGGCGGGCGCCGTCGCGTCCCGGTTGATGTAGATCGTGGTATCACCCGCGTGATCGTTGGCCGTCAGCAGGTCGTTGAAGCTGGCGGCGTCGAAAACCTTCATCGTTCCACGCGGGCGCAGCGGCGCGGCGAGCCCTTTTTCGAGGCTGATCGTCACCGCCTGAACACCCTCGACCGTCGGCAGTCCCCAATGCTGGATCGAGCCCACCGTGTCGAGTTTCTTCGGCTCCGCGCCGAGACGGGCCGCGTCGATGATGGCTTGCATGTTGTCGTCGTCGTCGGACATCGTTTTTCCCCCAGATGAAATCAGGCGAGCCCACGGGCGGCGGACGCCGGCGGCACTTCACGAAGATCGAGCGCCTTCTGTCGTGGATCCTCGCGAACGAGCGCGTTCTCTGGTGTCGCAAAGAAGATCGACACGCCGGGCGTTTTGGCCGGCGGCCTGGCCTTGATGTCCGCCGAGACCTCGAGGCCTTCGCCCTTGCCCATCGGCTTGATCCTGAACGTGACGGTGAGGCTCCCGGCCTTGCCTTCATCCGTGACGGCGGCGACCAGATCGGCGAGCGCATCCGAAAGTTCATCGTGCGTCAGGCCGCCGCGATGCTCGCGCAACAGGTCCTGGAATGGTCGTGACATGATCAGCCTTTCAGTTGGATTGTGAGACGATCACGGCGGCGCGATCCCGAGCAGCTTGCGGACCCTGCCGCAGAAGCCGCAGGAACGGCGCATCGGGTTAGCCGGAGGCGGCATGACTGCCCGCATCGGACGCGGCGGCTTCGGGATCGCGAGCGGGCGCGGGATCGGCGGCGGCGGCGCCTGAAGCGGGACCCGGTATATCTTCGCCATGGTGGTCTCCTGCTGGTTTGTGAATGATCCGGCGCACGCGGCCATCGGGCAGCGTCACGTCGAACGGCGGCGGCCCTAGGTGGATCAGGCCCGGCCCTTTCGGCAGTTCGATCCATTCGCCAGTGCTCGCGAGGACGTAGCCCCACGGCAGGCCATCGTCGCCGGGCTCGGTCATGCGACGCGCCGGCGCCCGTCCGGCAGCGGATTGACCACGTCGAGCTGCTCGGGCGTCAGGTAGCGCGGCGTCGGCTCGCGCCTGACGACCGGCGCGGCGTTGGCACGCAGCGCGGCGATCGCCTCGGTGGCAGCGCGGTGCACCTGCTCGACCATTTCCGCGGTCGGTGGCTCGCGTTGGAGCAGCGGCAGGGGTTCCGGCTCCGGAGCGGCGAGCGCGAGCGGCAGCGGCCGGTGGTCGGCCCACCATTCGCGCAGGGACGCGACGAGTTCGCCGTAGGTCGGGAAACCCTTGACCGCCGCCGCCGCGACGTGCGCGAGACTTTCGGACGTGAACGCGGCGTCGGGGAACTCGCGCACGAGCAGGGGCACGTAAGCGCCGAGCTTCAATTCGGCCTCGGAACGCGACGTGCTAACGGATGACAGCACGCCGAGGGATTGGCACCACTCGCGCACTATGCGGGCTCGCGCCATTTGGTTCGACATCGGTCGCCTCCTGATCGGCCAGATAACTTTCCCCAAATCCGAATTGCCGCCCCGCGCGCCGCCCCCCTCTGGGGGGCTTCGGGGGGTACTCTGGTTGTGGTTGTGGTTGTGGTGTCGCCCCCGCGCGGCCGCCCGCGCGCGAGTCGTCATGGCGTTTGCCATCGTGCGGCATGGCATTTGCCATTCCCCAGCGACTGGAAGCGCCCATCTTTCCAGCGGCTTGGCGGCGTTCGCTGATAACTCGCGCCGACTCTCTCTCAGAGTCGATTCGTGAGTGCCTGTAGGTACCATCAGGATCGACCATGAAAAGGTCGAGAACGGCGCCCGCGGAGCGGTGCCAATGCGGCATCGAGACCTTGGCGATCCGGGCCAGTTCGCGTTCGTCGGTGGGCAGTCCGCCGCGCTTGAAGTAGTGCATGATCAGCAGGACATAGATACCATGCTGCAACGTGCTCAGGTGCATGGTATCGGCGAGATAATCGCCGACATTGAACTTCATCCAGTGATCGAAGACGGCCATCAGGACGGATCGGGCTTCACGACCTTGAACGGAAGCACAGACTGACCGGACTTGCGTGCCAACTTGTCGAGATGGAGGGCATACAGGTTGCGCCACTCTTGCGACGTGAACCATGCCCGCGCCGCGTCAATGGGAAAGAGCCACGACACGCCAGCACTTCCATCAGGCCGCTCGACCGGCTTCGGACAGCCGAACTCTGGATGCGCGTTGCACCAACTTTGCAACCGGACGCGGACCATATTCGAAAGCGGACGCCGCTGGCGGCTATCGCGCACATGGCCGAACTCGATAAGGCCGCGAAGCGGCGAGACGTAGGCAAACAGCGCCTTGCGTTCATCGGTGATCAACCGCTCGGCGATCCGCTTCTCGATCGAGGCTTCGAGTTCCAGCATCGCGCGATGCACCGCCGCGTTGATCATCGCGCCGATGTCGGCCCCGTATACGCCGGTCTTGCGGATCGTCGGCAGCACCTCGGCCGTGACCCATTTCTTGAACCGCTTCGCATCCGGTTTGCGGCTGGTCATGATCAGCGAATAGAGGCCGGACTCGTTTATGATGGTCAGGTGCGGATTAGGTCCACTGTGGTTAATAACCACAGTGTCCTTCTCGTCCTCATCGAGACGCTGGGCGACAGATGGAGCGTGCGCGATCTCCAATACCCGGCACACGTCGGCGAGAACCCACCATGGCTCGCCGTCCCTGGTGGCGACGCGGACGGCGTTCCCCTCGAAGTCGAACGGCACGATCTCGGTTCCGGTCATTTGCGTTCCCCTCTCACGCTGCTTCACGCACCACTCGTTTGCTGCGGGGTATTCCCCACCGATCGAGCAACGCGAGCACTTCCCATGCGTCGCGCGCGACGGCGACGCGGCAGGACGCGGCGAGGCAGGCGGCGAGCACCGAGCGCTGCGCATCCGATAGCTGGCCCTCGATCGTTTTGATTTCGATCAGGAACGCATCGCCCCGGCAAAGGAACAGCAAATCGGGAATGCCTTCGATGATGCCCCTGCCGACGCGGATACCCGGTACCTCACCGGCGTAATTCGCGTGATCGACCGACCACCAGACGACGCCATGTTTGCTCACCTTGCCGGGCGGCGCGATCTCGATCCGCAGCGTGTCGGCGATCTGTTTCTGAAGCGGATGCTCCCTGACGACCGGCGCGGTGAGTCGGAATGGTCGGCGCCCCACGTCGTCACGCCAACGACCGGGCAGGGCGTCGGCCGGCGCGATATCGGCTGTCCTTGGGCAACCCGGCGCGTAGCTCGTCGATGGTGATATCGTCGAGACGGCGCGCCGCGGCGAGGTCGAGGATCAGTGGCCACAGCGAAGGCGGGATCCCGTTTTCCCGCCACCGCGAGATGGCGCTATCGCTACGGCCGACGAGTTTCGACAGGGCCATGTTGCCACCGAACAGGTCGATGATCCGATCGTGTCGCATGGCTGGCAGACTAGCCGTCGGCTTGCAGTGAGTGCAAGCCCCTCTCCGCGTGGTCCGGGCCTCTCGCGCGTCACATGATGTAGGCAAACGCCTATTGCTCGTCGCCCGACATTGAAGCAATGTGCATCGTCGTCTCCGCACCAAGCGCGGGGCGTCGTTGTCTGCCGGTTGGGTTGAAAGTTGTGCAATGCGAGAACGACAAGTCGGCGATGACGAGCGGTTGCCGCTACTTTTCGGCGAGCGATTGCGTTTGTTGCGCAAGGCTTATTCTGACCATTATGGCGAGGACCTTCACATCAAGGCGAGATGGGCGAGGCGCCTTCGGGTCAGTCAGGCGATGTATGGCAGATGGGAGTCCGGCAAATATTTTCCGAAGTATGTCGATCTGCTCAGGATTTGCGTGCTTTTCCGGGTCGATCCGAATTACCTGATCGCGGGGGTTCTGTCGGATCGGCTTGAACCTTGGCTTTACCGCGCTTTGAAGGCGGACAACCCGGAACTGTTGGGCACGGCGGATTACTGGAAGCGTCAAAACGAACTTTACGCGCAAGCCAATCTAGTGACTTCGCGTGACGAACAGCTAATTCGCGACAGATCCCCTTGCGATTGATTTTATCATCAATCGAATGCGTCATTCCCTCCTCCCCGTGAGGTTATAGACGGTTGAAACTAACGCCCGATCGTTGACTGGCGCAAGCCACTCGCGTCGGGATTTTATGAAAACGATAAATTTCCCGCCAGGCGAAGCCTCTTCCAACGGTCCCGGGGCTTGCACAAACTGCAAGTGTCACCTAACCTCGTGGTCGTGACCAGCGACGGAGGCGGCGGATGTCGGACGACAACGCACCACGGGTTCCCTCGGGCTTGCAGCTAGAGCGATCGGTGTCGGCGTGGCAGCAGTTGCGCGAGATATACGCGGCCGATCCCGGCCTCGCCGACGACGAGGAAGTGATCCGCGCGGCGCTGGCCGACAGCGAGACGATGCACCCAGACGTGTTGCTCGATCGCGCGATCGACGCGCTGGTGTGGATCGAGCGGCGAGAGACCGAGGCTGACGACCTCCGGCGCGAGGTCATCGCGCGGCGCGATCGATACCGGGCGCGGTCGGAAACGATCCGCGGCATCATCGAAAGCCTGTTGACAGCGCTTGAGCTGAAGTCGCGGCGCGCGAAATGGGGCGCGGCGAGCATGGCGGCGGGGCGTCCGTCGCTGGTGCTGACTGACGAACAGCTCGTGCCCGATCAGTACTTTAAGACGGAACGGACGCTGATGCGCACGCCGCTGATCGACGATCTTGAGCAAGGTGTCGTGGTCCCGGGAGCGGTGTTGTCCAACCCGCATCCGGTGCTGCGGATCCGGAAGCTCTGACGATGGCGCAGCAGGCACGCCAGACGACGGCGGTCACTGTGTCGCGGTTGCCCCCGGCGAACTACAAAGGCACGGCGCAAAGCTGGAAGGTCCTGACCGACGCGATCTGGCCGGGCGCGCGGTCAGCGGAATCGATCATGCTCGCGCTGGCCTATTGCGCGTCCAGAAACCTCGATCCGTTCAAGCGTCCTGTTCACATAGTCCCCGTCTACAACAGCGCGCTTCGCCGAGAGGTCGAAACGGTCTGGCCGGGGATCAGCGAATTACTGACTGTCGCGGCGCGCTCGCGAGAATTCGCGGGCGTTGATGAGCCGCGCGAGGGACCAGAGGAGACACGAACATTCGAGGGCACTGATCGTGAAGGCAAGCCAATCAGCAAGACGATCACCTTTCCATTGTGGGCCAGCGTCACGGTCTATCGGATGGTCGGCGGCGTGCGTGTCGCGTTCTCGGCGCCGGTTTATTGGCTTGAGGCTTACGCGCGTCAGACGTTCCGCAGCACGGTCCCCAATGACATGTGGGCGAAGCGGCCGCACGGGCAGTTGCACAAGTGCGCCCTGGCGGCGGCGTTGCGTCTCGGCTTTCCCGAGGATGTCGGCAGTGACTACGCCGCCGAGGAGATGGAAGGGCGCGAGGTGGCCTCAGGCGGCGTGATCATCGACCAGGAACCTGTTGAAAACAGTCCGAATCAACAGGAACCGAAAGCGGAGCCAGAACGTCAGCACACACCAGGACCCCCAGAGGCCCTCGACGGCACCAGCGGCGAGCCGGATCCCCTGGACGAGCAGAACGGTACGGTCTGGCTGAAAAACCTCGACGGGCTCCTGAGCCGCGCCGCGAGCGAGGCCGAGGTCGTCGCGATCGGCGGGCACCAACGGGTCCGCGCGTCGCTGGAGACCGCGCCGGCGCTGATCGTCGATCGGATCAATGCCATGTTACGGCAGGCGCATGATCGGGTGCGCCCGCCTGCCGAGGAGGAATGGCAGCTGCCGCAACAGAGCGAATGGCCCGACGATCCGATCCTCGATCATCTGACCGAGATCGACGCGGCGAGCCTCGACGAACTCGAGGCGATCACCGACCCCGCGGCGTGGCGGACGCGGGTCGACGGCATGTTTCCGCCCGATGTGGACCGATTGCGCGAGGCGATCGATCTGCGGCGCGCGATCCTGAAGGAAAGAACCGCATGAGCAAGCAACCAACGCGCGGCAAGCTGACGAACGATCAAGAGTTGATCGTGATGTCACGCGGCTTCGATCTGCTGGCGACGCTGGCGCCCGAGCGGCGCCGCTTCGTCGCCGAGTATTGGGTGAGCCGGATCGACGATCTGCCGGTGATCGCCGAGGTCGAGGAGGCCGAGGTGCCCGACGAGCTCGAGGAGCCGCCGATGATGCCGCACCTCAGAGGCGCGCGGGCAGCGGTGGCGTGACGGCGCCCGTCACCATTGACGACATGATCGAGGAGCTGCGGCGGGAACTGGTCGAACGGGCTCGGATGCTGCCAATCTGGAAGCGCAACAGCGGGTCGGCGCGGCGCAACATGCTCGACCGGCGCCATGACATCCTGGCAGCAATCGTCGACCATCTCGAGGAGGAACGGCGAAATGGACGAAGCGCGGTGGCAAGGGAATAAGCGCAGCGACGGACTAAAGGTGGTCACGGGCGTTGACGGCTATGTGATCATGCCGGCAGGCGATGGGCTGATGATCGACAAGTGTCCCTGCTGCGATGAATTCTTCCCTCGCAACGATAAGGGGTTCCGCGGTGCCCGTTTGGTCGCCGACATGATCTATCCGCTGGGCCGTCCCGGTTAACCCGGCCCCGCACGAGGCGCATTGAGATGACGCTGACGGAAATCGTGGTGCTTGTGGCCGTCCTGCTGGTCGCCTGGGCGGCGGTCGCGCTGCTCGTGATCCTGGCGATCCCGGCACTGTAGGATGGTGAAGGCGGCACGACATCCCTGTCATGGGCTCTCGGCGAATATGGTCGAGACGTTCGAACGGGTCGCGATCAGACTGCCGCCACAGGCATGTCTGCGCACGATCGACGCGCTCGAGCGGCGTGGGTTGATCGAGCGCGCCTACGATGGCCCGGGCGGGCGACGGTATTGGTTCGTGCCCACGGCGGTCCATTACGAGTGGTGCCTTTGGCGTGCCGAGGCTCTCAGGGGCGACGGCGAGCCAGGAGAAGGAAGCAATGACCGAGAAAAGCGAGCGCGTGGTGATCGGTGAAACGCTGGTCGATGCGCGCACGCTGAAGCGGCGCCGCCATGCCTGACCTGCTGGGCGTCACGCTCGATGACATGATCTGGGAGGTGCGGCGCGAGCTGGAGCAGCGCGGCCGCCTTTATCCCCAATTGGGCAGCACCGGCCGCGCCAACAAGCACCGGCTGCAGCGGCAGTTAGAGGTCATGCAGGCGGTGCTGGAACATCTGGAGGCGGAACATGGGCCCGGTGCCACCGTGCACCTGTTGCAGTCCTATCTGGCGGCGCCCCCTGGCACCGAGATGATCAGCGGCGTCGGCCAGGATCCGCGCGACGGTGCGCCGTTCGTGGTGGTGCATATCGTCATCGCCGGCAGCGAGCCGGTGGGCCTGTCGCCGGTCGAGGCGCGCGGCGTCGCGGAATTCTGCGCGCGCTGCATGGACACCGGCTGCCCGAAAGATTTCACGCCGCTGGTGCACCGGCTCACTGAGCTGGCCGATGAGGCCGACGCGGCGCGCCGCGAGCGGCTGCACTGATGCTGCGCCTCATATCTGTGGTGGTGGTGCTCACGGTCGCCTGGAGCGCCCTGGCGTGGCTGGTGGCCGAGCTGGTGGTGACGCCGTGAGCGACCCGGCGCCGTCGCTGGCCGTGCTGGCGGCGGTGTGGTCCGGTGATCGTCGGCTACTGGCACGGCTGGGCGCATTGGCTGTTCGGGTTCCAGTGGTTTTCGCGTCGCCGTCCTCAGTGCTGGGTGTTCCGCTGGATCGTGGCGCTCGGGCCGTACGACATCCGCTGGCGCATCCGGCCATGACGGTCGGCGAACTTTGGTTCTGGGGTGGGTTCGCCGTGGGGGCCGCCGCGGGGGTCGGGTTCCTGTTGGGCAGGCTGTCGGTCCTTGGCCATCTATGATGTCTGCGGCGCTCAGGGAAAGGAAGGGAAGATGACGCCCAGCAATTCAGACTGGCCGATCCCGGCGCCTCGACCCTGGCACGATGATGCACGTCACGCGCCAGTGGCGCCGGCCGCTGTCGATCATCGAGGTGAACCGGGTGGCACCGACGCAAGAGGTGCGCGAGCGAAGGGGGAGGCCATGATGGGCGGCACGCGCGACGAGTATCTGATCTGGTCGCATGAGCATTCGGCGTGGTGGGGTCCTGGCGGGTGCGGATATGTGCGCTCTGTCTCGGCCGCCGGCCGCTACTCGCACGCCGCCGCGCTGGACATCTGTGCCAAGGCCATACCGGGAACGGCACGCCAGCTTGGCGCGCTGCCAGAGCTGTCGGTCAGGCTCGATGACGTGCAACAGCTGCGCGATGAATTCCGCGCTCTGTTCCAATCGACACCGCCAGAGGTGTGGGAGTGATGATCGCCGACACGGTAGTGCACTTCGCGCGGGTGCATTTCCGGCTGCGGCAGCGGTCGCCGATCTGGGTCGTCTATCGGCCGGCGTATCGGCGGATCGCGCGCGATATCCACGGACCCGAGGAGTAATTCGGCATGACTCGGGCCGCCCTGACGGACCTGCCCTTCTGGCCGCGGATGCTCTCCCGCGAGGAAGCGGCGCGGTATGTCGGCGTATCCGATGACGTCTTTGATCAGGAGGTGAAGGCTGGCATCTGGCCGCCGGCGCTGCGCCGGGGCGCCAAAGGTGGTCGTGGAACGTGGGACCGAATCATGTTAGATCGCGCCGCTGACCGCGCTTCCGGTTTGGAAGCGGTGGCGGCGCCGGCTGGAACCGGCGCCGCGCATTCCGATGAGGGGCGGCAGAGAGCTTTGGAGCAAATCAATGCCACGTCCGCACGGAACGGGTTTGAACGTCGCGCGCAAAAAACTCGCTGACGGTTCGATCCGCGAATACTTCTATGACCGCAATACGGGCGAAAATCTAGGCACCGATCGGGCGATCGCGCAAGCGCGGATCGATGAACGCGCCACTTCCCAGCCTGTTGGCCCGACCTCGACACTCGGACATTTGATCGCCGAGTATCAGCGCACCGACGCCTTCAGGAGCAAGGCGCCGCGCACCCGGGAAATCTATTCCCTTTATCTCGGCCAGCTGCGCGAGCGTTTCGGCACGCTGCGCGTCACTGACATCGCCACGCCGCAATGGGTCGAGCGTCTGAAGCTCGACCTTCAGGACACCCCGAGCAAGGCCAATCAGACGCTCGCCGTCCTGCGGATCGTGTTCAAGCTGGGCATGACGCTGGGCTACTGCGCCTCCAACCCCGCGACGCTGGTGCGCAAGGTTCGCGAGGTGGCTCGCAGCGACGTTTGGACCCCGGCGCAGATCGAGACGTTCGCCGGCGCGGCGCGCGGGTCGCTGCGGCTCGCGATGGCGCTGATGATCTATACCGCGCAGCGTCCGTCCGACGTGCTCGCCATGACGAAAGGCCAGATCACGGAACGCGACGGGCGTCTCTATATCGGCTTGCGTCAGGAGAAAACCGGCACGCTGCTCGATGTGCCGGTGCATTCGGATCTGGCCCCGCTCCTGCGGGCCCGTCTCGCCGACCCGTCCGGCGGTTTGCTGCTCGTGGCCTCGCCCACCGGCCTGCCATGGTCGCGGCGGAACTTCTCCCGCGCCTGGGACCTGACCCGGCGGCGTGCCGGTCTGCCGGAGCTGCAGCGGCGCGACCTGCGTCGGACGGCTGTCGTGCAGATGGCGCTGACCGGGGTCACCACGCCACAGATCGCCTCCATCACAGGGCACAGCATCGACGCCACCGCGCGCATCCTGGCGACCTATTTGCCGCGCCGGACGGACGTCGCCCTGGCCGGCATGGAGGCCTGGGAACGTGGCGCCGGCGGGCCGGCGAGCAACGTGGTCGTATTGCAAACCGGGCGGCGGGCAAGCCGCTGAATATCGGGATTTGCCGCGCGGGCGTTGCAAACCATTGCTTGAAAACATTGAATTTTCGCCAGACTACGGATCTGGGGGTTAGGAGTTCGAATCTCTTCGGGCGCGCCAAAATCTCCCAAACTTACAACCGGTTAGCGGTCATGGTTAGGAACGGTTCCGCGATGAAAGTTTGCTGGTTTGCAGAACAAATCGGGAGTTTGCAAACCGGCGGGAATGGCATTTTGAGCACCAGACTTCCGGCGCTCACCGGCGGCGGTAATGGAGGCAGAGGCATGGGACCAAAACAGGCGCGCGACGCACCGGATGCCTGGACTCTGGTGGGCCTGCCGTCGCCCAACGTCATCGAGCTGCCGGTGCGGAGGGCCGCGTGATCGCCCGCGCGTCCCTCTGGCTCCAACTCGTGCTCTTGCTCGGCGCACTGTTCCTCGTCGGCAAGTTGTTCGTGATTTTCTGGCAACTCGGCGTCTGGCAGGAAATTTTCAAATGAGCAACAAACCCGTGACGATCCTGCTCGCCGCCGCCGCGCTCGCCGCGTCGGTCGCGACCGCCCAGGCGCAGGTTCCGCATCAGCGGGCCGATGGTCTGTGGGTTTGCCCGAACGATGAGAACCGCGTCCTCGTCAACGGTGATTGGCGGGTCGCCTGCTATACGGACGTGCCGTCAATCTCGATGGAGGAATTCAAGAAGCTCCGCGCCCAGAGTGACCGGGCCGACGCCGCCGAGGCGGCGCGGTGGCGGAAGCTGGAACAGGATCGGTGCCGAACCGAACAACCCCGCCCGGCCTCCTGCGACGGCCTCAAGGACGGGGTTCGATCCACCGATAGATGACGAACGCGGTCTGCTCGGCCCGGTACGCCGGGCCGGGATACAGCCCGCGCATCTGCACGAAGTCGGAGATCCAGTGCGTCCCGTCGAACCCGGCGATATGGCCGTGCCGCTCGCCGCGCGGCGGCTGGATCACGACGACGTCGCCGAGCCGGGCGTCGGTGCCGTCGCTGTCGGTCGCGGCGAAGCCGAGGCTTTCGAGGGTCGGCCCCCAGTCCTTCGCCGAAACGGGATGCCGCGCCGGGACCAGCCCGGCGTCGGCGAGCGCGAGCCGGA